GTTTATCATAAGAAACAACAGTAGCCTCATTATAGATTGTTATCCTATCATGTTGCTCTAGAATTTCATTCAATGAATTAAGATCATTCGTATTCTTGTAATACACATCATGGTTGCCAGGTATGATATCCATTGTAAGATCATACTCATTTAACTTGGAAATGAAATGTTCGTAGTTTCTTTTAAGAACCTTAAAGTTCACAAACCTACGATGATCAAAGTAATCACCAAGATGTAATATCTTTTTTATACCATGTTTTTTCAAATAAGGAAAGAACGTATTGGTATAAAAACTTTCAGCGTAATCAAGAAATGTATCTGAACCATTTTTGATGCCCGCATGAGTATCATTAATAACTGCTATCTTCATATAGTTATACTATAATATAGAAATTCTCGAAAGAGTCAATAACTTTCTTCTTTGCTCTTTCTTTTCTCTTAGTCTTCTTACCGAATTCCTTAACCAGATTATCTCTTTCTTTAATCCTTTGTGATTTTTGTCTGATGTGATCTACTATGAATTCCGAATCACAATTACCACCAAAGTCAGCGAAGGCATCTGCTCCTGCGTAATCAATGTATCTTTCTTTGATCTCTTGTTGTTTCTTTTCTTTTGCAATCCTTCGAAGGAAAGCATAGAAACTAATCTGTGTGAAATAAGCGAAAGCATTCGGCAATCCCGTTCTTGTTGCCTTCTTGATATCATAGTTCATAATTGCTTTGATACAATTCTCTACGGCATCCATAACCATCTCTTCACGATATGTATATGAAAAGAAATTAGGTTTATGTGATAGTCCTTCCGCTATCTTTAAGAAACACGTACCAATATAATTGGTAACTTTAGGTTCATCTTTTTCATCCTCTCTTGCTTCGACTACGGAAGTTACATAATCGACTACTGCTTGAGAAAATTCTTTATTATTTACATAGTGTTGTGGTTTACGTTTCATTATATACTATAATATAGATTTTAACTGAAATGTAAAGACTAAAGTTTAATCTTCGCATCATGATTGAAGAGAAATACTCTAATTGTTCTCAGGCTTCCAATTGAATCGATTAGAATGCTCAATTGGGATTTGTTCATCGAGTTCACCAAAAATATCATCATCCATATCAAATAGTGATTCCATTTGTTCATCGACCTCATCTTGATTTGATCTACACATCATCAAATATTTCATGTAATGCGCTTTTAACTCAAATGGGGCGTCGGCGCGACTTACTATATTACAACAGTTAAGTTCTGTTAGATCATATGCTGATGTGATATTCCAATTTGTTAAGTGATAATCATCGGTGTAAACTATCTGTGCAGGAAGTGCAACATATGTGACATTATTATCAGATTCCAACTCTTCGGCTACGATGTAACTTCCATCGGTAAGCCGATATGTAAATATCTCTGTTTCCAGTATCTTTTCTAAAATGTCTTTCATAATATATTCATCTATATTTATAATAGAGGTACTTCGTGTATTTCGTAACTGAAACCTTCTTTATTGTAAATCTTTACTCTTTCAACCGCATGATTTAGTGTGTAGTTTTTCCTCTTCTTCCAAGATAGATCATCAGCTAGATCATACACAACGGTCCCCTGACCATTCTCACTCTTTCTCAAACCTCGACCAATGGATTGAAGAACCCGAATCTGTGATTTAGATGGTGATGCAAATATAATGTTATGAAGATTGCGAATATTAATTCCTGTGGAGAATGTACCCACACTTGCAACAATTATGGCATTCTTCTCCTTCTCTGTCACTGTACGAATCTTCTCTCTTTCTTCAGCATTCACTGATCCAGATACGAAGAAGACTTTCCTTTTACCAGCCCTATCTCTTATCTGTTTGAATAGAGGCTCTCCATGTTTCTTCACGAGATTATAAAGAACTAGAGTATTACCTGTTTGATCAAGTGCTAAGTTGGTGATGAATCTATTTCTCTGTTCGTGAGCAGCAATGAAACTAATTTCATCAGCATATGTCTGCTTACCAAATGCTTTTCTAACTTTATCACTATATTTAAGCACAAGGGATTGAATCTTGAGGTCGGCGAGTGTGTCAGATTTAATGAGAGACTGTGTAGTCGTTACCTTATACACTTGACCAAAATTACCAGTGAGTGTTAATTCATTGACTTGACCACCATCTAAAGTTCCAGTCGTGCCAATTCTCATCTCAGCATTAACTAATCTACTCATGATAGTTGTGAGTGACTTAGCCTTGAATGTATGAGCCTCATCTCCAATGACACATCCAAATTGTTCAAACCACAATGTGGGAAGTTTAACAGCACTCTGCCAAGTTGTGATAAGAACCGATTGATCAAATGTCTTTTCTTTACCAGAATAGATTCTATGAACATCCTCTTCAACATCAAAGTCTGGATCATCACTTGAGTAGTCAGCGAAATCCTTATACATCTGTTCGACCAGAGATGTTGTGGGAACAACGATTATAACTTTTTTATCAAGCTCCTCTTGTAAATAGTATCGAATCAGCATATAGATGATAAGAGATTTACCCGAACCAGTTGGAGAAACTAGGATAGCCTTACCATTATCAGTAGCAAATTCAAATGCTCTCTTCTGATAGTCTCTAGGCTTAATAGGATTACCTCCACTACAGAGTGACAATCCATCAATAAACTCTTCATCATAAGAGAATCTATTCTGTATGTCTGGCGAAAGATTCACTTGATAACTCCTATCCTTCGCAAACTGAAGCACCTCATTCAATAAACCTGATGGAATGGTACTGTTCATACGATTATATAAACGCACTTTTCCATCCCACATCTTATTACGATAGCTAGGCATGAATTTATACCCAGGTGCATAGAATGTAAAGAACTCCGAGATTTCCATCAATATGCCTGAGTCTTCTGAACCCAAATATAAGGTGGCTTCATTCTTTTTCTCTACATTAATCATAGTATCTATATATTTCTAATCTTTCCTGCGGAATCTTCGATATCATCTTGACATAACTTGACATTCTATTATAATTGATATAATCAAATCAAAGCAGAACAGGAATGACTATGATCAAATTAACAAGGATACTTAATCATCAATAGATTAATGTAAAGATTCTTTAATCGGCTCTAGAAGGTATGTTGAATTACATTCCAGATGTGAACTTACGGAAATCAATTATATTCTTGATGTGTGAATGTCTCCATCGAATGTTACTCATAATCTCTTCAAGGGAATCAGTAATGGCTTTCTGATATTCGATACCAGATCTTACTTTAACGATATCTACATCAGTGCTATAGTACATTTCCATCTCTGATTTAAGAGGTTTACTCATACCTTGAAATGGATCATATGACCATCCTCTTTTATCCATCTCTCCTTGTGTCATCTTTCCTGTGTAGTAAAGCCACTTATCCTTTCGAACTTGCTCCAGATCCATCTCTTTCTTCCTCAACTGCAACTTAGACAGTGTGAAGATTTCAAGATACTTAGCGTGTAGTTTAGATGTCTGAATAGTTACATCATCTAAAGCATGCTCATCAATCACCGAATCTTTCTTCCAAGATTCTAAAATATCATTTAAACTCATCATATGGTATTATTTATACGAATTTAAACTCATCATATCTAAACGAGATATCAGCCTGAAGATATTCAATGTCACTGCTTTGGGTATTAAATTCAAGAGAGCCCATGCTTACTGGAAAGATGTTTTTAAATTGAACAGATCTATTAGGATTGTTATGACTGGTCATGATAATTAAAGTTGCATCAAATGATGTTAGTTTTTCATCCCTACTTTCAATCATCCATTCAAACATCTCAGTATAAACTTTCATATCTTCATCAATGGCAACTCTCAAAGATAATTCGTCCATTGTCATATCGCCCTGAATATATCCTTTATGTTGCTGACTATTAAGATCAACGACTCCAGTGTTAAAGGATGGAAGCGTCACACTTGTGGCGAAGTATTCCAAATTAGCTAATCGATCATGATTCACAACCAACTTAAATCCTGTTGGTGAAAGAAAATTATAATTGCTGGTTAAGTTACTCATATGTGTATTTATAAACAAAAGAAGGGGCCTCTTTCGAGACCCCTTCAAATTATAAAATTAATTAATTAAAATTAACTGCCAACATTGATGTTGAGAACTTCGAATCTACGGAAGTATGGATTCAGGTTAGCATTACCAACGCCGCCACTAGTAGCAGCTTCTACGAATGGGTTCTTGACCATGCCGTAGCGAGTCTTGAAACCAATCTTAGGTTGGAATGTGCTTTCATCAACTGCACGAACCATAGTGAGTGGTACGTATGGGCAGTAGAAGAGACCAGCATCATATGGATTAGTTCCACGGAAACCAACTGTTACATAATCGACAGCAGCATATGGATCAACATATACCTTAAGGCGACCATTAAGGACACCGGCGAATGTATTACCAGTTGCATCTACTTGTAGATTAGTAGCAAGAGCAGGTGTGTAGTCAAGTTGACCAGCGGCTGCAAGTGCGGAAGCAACATTGCTTGAGCAGATGATGAAGTTACCTTTACCACGACGTGTTTCAGTTGCAATCTTATTAGCTTCGACTTCGATTTGGAAGATCAAGCTCTTGAACTTCTCAACAGCCCAACGACCATCAGCATCAGATGCAAGGTCGAATACGCCAGGAGTGAATGGAGAGGAAGGATCTGGAGTGAAACCAGGCTTAGCCTTGTCATTGATTGTGTCAATAACTTCACGATTGATTTCCGCAAGGATTTCAGTCGAAAGGATATTAGCCAATTCAGCTTCAGCATCAAGACCATGAACTGCCTTAAGATCTTGAGCAAGTTCCATTGTGTATTCAGCCTTAAGACCACGAGTCTGAGCTTCAACAACAGCTTTCTCGATGGTGAAACCCATGTCGCCGAAAGCAGCACCATTACCGCCAAGTTCTTCACCAGCAGTTGTGGAAACAGGACCAGAGAAAGCAGTATTAGGTACATCGAGACCAAGTGCTTCCACGTCGTCCGTACCAATCTTAGTAAGGCTTGGGCTAGATGCGGTGTCGTTGTAACGTGCCTTCATCGCGAAGATGAGACCAGTTGGACCGGACATTGGCTGAACACCTGCTACATCATAAGCGATGAGATTAGGCATTGCACGACGTACAAGAGAGATAAGAACTGGATCGAACTTACTTACAGCCGATGTAGTTACGTTATTCTCGTTAAGAAAACCAGATTGTACTCTCTCTTCTTGAAGAGCGATCTCTGTATTTTCTAGAAGCTTGGCTGTAACAGCCTTGCGGTGTGAATCTTGGAAAGCAGGTGCATCCTTGTGCTCAAGCACTGGTGCCCACTTTTTCATTTCGTTTTCTGTATTAAACATTTTTGAATTTCTCCTATGTTATTGTTTGTGATATGGTTTATTTTGCGAGGGCTTCAACATATTGTCTCATAGAAGCAGGAAGCTTCGTGAGAGGATCTGTTGTACCTTCAATTACGATTTCTGTTTCGTCTTCGGTTTCTTCAACCAAAGATTCTTCTTGAGATGTTTCTTCTTTGATTTCAAAGATTGAACTTTTGACTGTCTGAGCTTTATTGAAGAAGACTTCTTTATCAGAGAAACTCATGTCTTCCAAGATAGTCTTGAAACGATGTGTTTCTGTTTCTGACAGATCTTCCGATAGTGAGTTGATAACTTCAGCTCTCTCGAATGTTTCGATCTGCTCTTTAAGAGTTTCGATCTCGGTTGCAGCTTCTGAGAGTTGTGAAGATGTTTCTTCAACAGATGTGTTGAGTTCTTCAACAAGGTCTCTCTTTTCGGCTGGAACTTCGATATAGTTCTCGATGAATAGGTCTTTAAGTGAAGACATGAAGTTTTCAGCGATATCTGTGCGAAGTGTATTTTCAACTTGCTCAGAGTTCTCTTCAACCCAGCTTTCAACCACATATGAAAGATAATCATCGATTCTTTCGACAAGACTCTCACGGAGTGATTCAACTTCTTCGTTCAATTCCGAATTGTATTTTGCTTCAAGACTTTCTTGAATCTCAAGAGATCTTTCTGCAATAGCTGCTTCAAAAAGTGTTGCAGCTTCGGTTTTGAAGTCTTCGCTAAGTTCAGCTTCATTTGTGATAAGGAGATCAAGTGCTTCAGAAACCTTCTTTTTAGATTCCTTAGGCTCTTCTTCGTCCTCTTCTTCTTCTTCAGATTCTTCTTCGTCCTCAGATTCTTTCTTAGACTTAGTGGATTCTTCCATCTCGTCTTCGTCTTCGTCTTCGTCTTCAGATTCTTTCTTAGACTTAGATTTGGTGGATTCTTCCATCTCCTCTTCATCTTCTTCTTCGTCTTCTTCTTCTTCTTCAGATTCTTCTTCGTCTTCTTCTTCCTTTTTTACGGCTTTCTTTTCACCGAGGAGAATTGACTTGATGGAATCATCAAAGGATGCTTCTTGCTCTTCAGAGACTTCAGGTAGATCCTGTACAAGCTCTTCATTAGCAATAAGCTGTTCTTCAGAGACATCTTCAATGATGTCTTCTAGTTCTGTGTTTTCTTCTGACATAGCTTTATTATTTTAATGATTAGAGTTTGGAGAGGAAATCACTAAAGACCCTTTTCTGAGCTTCTGCAAGTTCAGATTTAGATGCTTTACGTATTTCAGTCTCATATTCTTCAATCTGTTGAGGTTTAAGAATACCATTCTCATAAATCCATTCAACACCTTCCATTATTCCATTAACGAATGCTTCCGGTGCTGAGGGATCTTGTACAATGTCCACTGTGGAGAGCATAAAATCACTCTTCACATAGGTCTTACTATTCCTGCTTTCAACTGTTCCCATACCACGACTTGAGACACCTAACTTACATCCACCTTCAATAAGTCCTTTCACTATATTACCCATTGGCGTATTCAGTATAAGTGCCTTTCCAACAACATCATTACCATCCCAATTAAGTTCGGTAATTCTGTGCGAAACTTTATCAAGGTTAATTGCTGGGCCTTCTGGGTGATTCAACTCACCAACAGCTCTTCCAGTTTTAACCTGCTCCTTTACGTATTTGTCACATGCCTCAGTTAATACGTTTTTAGGATAAATTCTATTGTTGCGGTTTTTCTGCTCCGCTTGCATAAAGACACCCTCGATGTAGGTATTCTTGTTACCCTTCTCATCTTTCTCAATGAGAAATTCGAGGTTTGAATCTAAATGTTCTGTGATTAATTTCATATTATTCTTCTAATCCTTTGTGTGAAGTGATTTCAATATCATCTTCATGTTTAATGAACCACTTCTCGAATTCCTTCTGATTTTTAAATTTAGCAATCTCCTTCTTAGAAGACTTACCCTTCTTGAATGTAATCTCGATAGCAGCCTCCTCAAGTTCAGTTGACTCTTCAACAGTAGCTTGATTAAAGACTTCAGATGTAATAGCAACTTTCCTCACTGCCATAACTTGATCAAGTTTATCTTGAATTGCTACTGTGAAAGAACTCATAGCAGCCTGCTCATCATTATTCACTAAATCATTAAAAAGTTTTTCTGTATTGTTCATAGTATCTATTTATAATAATTGTTATTTTTAAATGTCCAAATCATCATCTGGCTCATCTTTTTTCTCATCTTCAATCTCATCTTGAATTTTTCTAATATCTTCATCAGTTTGCTTCAAGATCGTTCTGCGGACCCAAGCCTTAGAGTAGTATTGACCAACAAATTCATTGACAATATTAAGGGCTTCAACACGCTCTTTGATAATCTCGGCTTCCTTCAATTCAGAGAAGTAATTATCTTCAACATAATTGATTGCAATACTCTCTTCGATTGTATCCCATTCAGACTGTTTAATAACACCCTTTAGGATTAACTGAATTCGTAGAGCATCAATCAATAGAAAAGAGAATTTGTTTCTAAGCTTATCAATGAATTTCTGAAATTTAACTTCGTCACGAGATACTTCACTTGGTCGTCCAAATGCATGAGTAGTATCTTGTTCAAGTCTTGCAATAGGCACATTCAAAGATCTATAAAGTTTCTTCTGAAAGAATACAACATCTTCAATCTGTCCAAGATTCTCTCCACCAGGAAGAGTCGTAATCTCTGTACCTCTACCACCTTCTCTTCGTGGCATATAAAAATCTTCAAGCATCGACATATGTCGGGTATCATCTCTAATCTCACCTGTAGCCGAATCATATACAAGCTTGTTGCGATATTTACTCATCACAGATTGTACATATTCTTCAGCCTTACCCTTTGGAAGATTGCCGACATCAATATAGAAGATTCGTCTTTCTGGTGCACGTGATACACGATACATCACTAATGAATCTTCCATCATTCGAAGTTGATTCACCAACTTCATTGACTTATGTAAATGTCCTATTATATTTTCTTGATTAACATCAAGTAAACCAGAAGGGCACGCGATGATTGCTTCTTTGGCAATCTTAAATCCAACATCTGAACCGGAACCATCGCCACCCTCTGAGTAAATATAATATTCAGATACAGTCTTTGGGATTTTGGCCCCAGTCTTTGGATCAAGAACTTTTTTAACCTCTTTAACCTTTTTAAGATGTAAAGGATTCACCTGTCTAAGCTCTTTAATACCTTTATTAAAATTCCTTTCGTCAGTTATGACGTGAAAGTATAGTCGGCCGTCTATATACCATTCCTTAAATAGATCAGACGCCCTACGATTGAACTTATATAAGGATAGTACCTTACTAAATTCTTCTTGAATCTGCTTCTTGATTGAATCTGGTAATTCAGAGTCGTTCATATTTAATGCAGCGGGTGCAGAATCATCCCCCGATGCAATAGCTCCGTCAACAATATCATTAATGGCCTGATCACACTCTGGTTGTGATGCAGATTCCCGATACTTAACAATCAACTCTGATGAGCTGTCACTACTAGTACCATCAATATCGACGTATTGACCGTAGTATCCACCAGTTGTAGCAACAGAAGAAGAGCCTTCCTCGTCACGTGGTGTAACAAATGATTTTAGATCTTTATCGAGTTTTGTTTCTCTCGACGTAATCTTTTTACTAATTTCATATCCAAATAGATTCATATATGTTATTTATACGAAAATATATGGGCTCCCCAAGATTGAGGAGCCCATAATTTTTTAATTACTTACTAACTAACTAACTAAGTAGTTGTGTTAGTTTTATAGTAGTTATAAGCGAACTCAACAGTAAATTCTTCAACCGCATCGGTTGTATCATAACTGAGATCGATCGAAGAGATGTTAACAGGGAAAGCACCATCAAGGATGATTTTCTTCAATCCCTTCGAGGTCTTGTCTCGGCTAAGTTGCTCAACTGTCAAAACACTCTGATATTTTTCAGGGTCTACTTCACCTTTTCCATTCTCATGACCATTAATTTTGTTCATCCAAGTTTCAAATTGATCCCGAATTGCAAAATCCTCATCATTGATGAATGTCACAGTCCAGTTTTCGAATGTGCGGTCTCCCGCGACTTTCAATACTCGACCTCGAAATGGTATATCAACCTGACCAACTACTGAACCCGGAAGCGAAGCGGCTTTACATAGATGTGTTGCCTTATCGCCTGCATCACCTGTGAGTCCGTTTGCGCCCGAGAACGTGCATTTAAAAAGGTTGGCGCGTGCTCCGCCTCCCCCTAATTTACCCTTAAGGGTATCTACTTTAAAATCTGACATAATTTTTTATTTCCTTTCTTTCTTTAATTTATTAAGCGTTAGATCGACCAGCGATCTCTGAGAATTCAACACCAGTTCGTGTCGCGACGAAGTTCAGGTTTACGAAGTTGATAGACTTTGTTGGCTTAATATAAATATCAGCAACAAAATTAGAAGAATCAACAACACCTGAATCATTGTTGCTATCATCACACACAACAAGGAAATCAGTGATACCACGACGGGCTTGAACACCTCTCAAGAATGGCTCAACAGAATTCTTGAAAGAAGATCTGGTGAATTCATCATTAATTTCGAACAACTGATACTTAGCTGCAGTTGCAATTGCTTTTTCGAGAACGATAAACAATCTACGAACATTGATTCTATCAAAGGCAGATGGTTTAGATTGTGCAGTCTTATCACCGAAGAGAACGATGCCACTACCTGGGAAACCAGCAACTGGATTAACACCAGCTTTATAGAGTTCATCTCTATCTGCTTTCTTAGGGTTATAAGCAACCTTCACGACATTGCGAAGACTTCCACGATTGAGACCAGCTGGTGAGAACCAAGGTTCTGCAACATCATCTGTGTTAGCACAGAGACCTGCAATGTGACCATTTGCTGGGATATAACGATATACATCATTATAACGATCATAGATATACACTGCACCAGAATCGATGAAACCATAAGATCCCTCCGCATCCCGATTTTTTAGGCCGCCCTCGGTCGAAGTATCGTTGGCGAATGCCAAAACACTAGCCAGCGGATTAATCTGACCCACTGTATCTTCCTTCGGTGGAGAAAGGAATGCCATTGCATCTTTCCTACTCGTCGCAATCGCATGAATGTGATTCTGAATCACGGCGCCGCTGTCATTAATCTGAGAGAAGAGAAGACTTATATCTTCTGTCTCTGTATCTGAAAGGAGATCTGATGCATTTTTAATATCAGCTGCTAGTTTCAAGTTATCCTGAGCTTCAATACCACCTTTGAGCTGGAATACACCGACGCCCGCTAATGGAGAGTCTCCAGACATTGTGAATGAATCTCCATTTAAATCATTGGTATCATCTAAGATGCAATAAATATATCTCGATCTCGAATTAATAACACCTTTGATATAATTACTTCCACCATTCTCGGCCTTAGCACCTTTGTCTACACTTAAACCAACATGCCTTTCAATAACTTGACCTGCTACACCGAATGCACCTTTTACATCAACGATGGCAACATGAATTTCACCTGCATCAGGTGCAAGATCAAATGAGTTGTATACGTTCAGTTCTTCCTCAGTATGTGGAGACGCGGTGATCAATGCGTTGTAATCGGTTGTATTCAAAGCATAAACTTTAAGAGAATTACCAGCTTCACCCGGAAATCTAGCAGCAAATGTGCCACCTTCACTATCTGTGAAAACATCTTCAAAGTATGATTGATTAGGAATCCATACACCTGTACGATTTAGTGGTGAATCTAGACTGTTGTCTGCATCCGATGCATTTGAGAATGTATCGGAGTTACCACCACGAACTACTTTTAGAGCAGATGCATATTGAAGGAATGAAGCCGCTTGGAAAAACGGATCAGCATAGAGAACAGAAGTGTCTGGAGTTCCAAAAGCTTGGATCAGACCCTTCTCGGACGAAATAAGAGATACCTGATCAACAGGCCCCCATTTAAAATACCCTGCAAATCCGCCAATTGATGCGGATACTGCCGGTATGACATTTGTTAGGTCGATTTCTTTAACCTCGACTCCAGGTGATACTTGAAAACCCATATTGTTCCTTTCAGTTTGTTATAGTTGTATAATAAGATGTTTGTATAAATAACAAGAATTATTTCACGTCACTCATGCTTATTTATATATATAAATATCTCTAGAATTCTAACCAATTCTTCTGTTGAGCCACTAGTTTATCATGTGTCTCATTACGAACAGGCCCTTGTTTATTATCATCAATAAATCCGAAAGGTAATAGATCATTTTCAATCTCTCTTATCTTATCTTGATATAACATATCCTTTAAATCCATTTCGAGTATGTTACCGAAGGCATCGGATGATATAAACCAAGCAAAGAGAACTAAATTCATCACAAGATCATCATGATTGCCTCCACTTGCTGCATAAGAAGATCCATGAACCTCAAATGTAGCCATCTCCGATATAGTATCGGCATCTATAATCTCAAGTTTACCAAGTTCGATAATGTCCTTTAGATTTGAGCAACCTATCCTCTTAATCCTCTTTGACATTGTGACTCCGATACCGCCAGCTTTAGTCGAAGACTGAATAAATGTATTATCATATTCATAGTCATAATACACTGCATTACAAACCACCTGTCCAACATCATTATTCTCGATAAGAACAATAGCCTCATTATAGAGATTTGCAATCTTAACAATGATGTCTGGAAATATCAATGGAGATACCATGTTATCTCTAAATGTACACACCTGTTTAAATCTATCTGACTGAACGTCAAAGATATTAAATGTTGAATAGTCCTGTCCTCTTCCCTTCGAAACATCGATGCACATTACATATGTGTGGCCAGCAATGGGCTTTTCATAATATGAAACACCATTCTTATATTCCATAGGTTCTTGAGCTTTTAAAGCAAGAATAGAATCTGAGTTAATTAGAGTATTTGATCTGCCGTGAAAAGAGTTACCGAACTCCTGTTCAAATTGAATTTCCGATGTGTTTGCAATGGTTTGTCTTTTCCATTCTTCATCTCGACCAGGAACATCCCACCAATCTACACGAAATGCTTTGAATTCATTTCTCTTCTGTACAGCACCTTCGTATAATCGATGAAAAACATTACCAACACCATTTGCCGTAGATGTAATAATCACCTTAGTCTCTTTACCTGCCGAAACAACAGGGTATGTTGATGTGTAGAATTCAGCAGCATTTTCAACGAAAGCAAACTCGTCAAGGAAAAGAAGATTCACTGATAGACCACGAATAGAAGAACCAGAAGTCGCCGCGGCAATAATCTTAGTGTTATTTCCGAATGTGATATTACCCTTATTCAAAGCCTTACATCCAGGCTGTAAAAAGAATGGGAGATTCTCAAGTGCTAATGTGACCCGCGATAACATCTCTCTTGCTGTTGCACCCTTATTCGCAAGGATCGCAATTGTCTTTTCAGGATGAAAGACTGCATACCACAGAATGTAAATAACTGTACTAATACTTTTACCAGACTGCCGACATGCTAACACAATAGAGAATCGATTCTCATTGAAGTGTTTAAACATTCTTTCCTGATATTCGTACGGCTTAAACGAGACTAATCCGCTGTCGAGCGAAATCACTTTAATATACTTCTCAGCGAAATATATCGGGTCTTTCATACACTTTACGTATTCAGCAACTTCTTCTTGTGTGAAGTTTTGCTGAACTCCATCCCTCTTCACGAGTGGATTTCCTAAATATCCCGCTTCTCCATTAACTATCGTCATTGTTCTTTAGGAATTTTTGCAATTCAGTAGTAGAACCAACGAAGATAGCGTTATTTGTGGTGCTTCCTGAAGCATTTTGTTTTTGCTCTTCAGATTGTGTCAATTCTTTTCTCTTCTTCTGTAGAGTAATAAGTTGATCCATCATATCAGTAGTAGTCTTAAACATACCAGCAAGAACTTCGAATGCTCGAGGATGTTCTGTCTCACTTGCAAGTGCCATCATATTATCAATAGCTTCTTCAGATCTCTCAATTAATGATTTGATCTTCTCTCGTGAGTAAGCATAATCTTCTTCAGT